GAAAACTATTGAGTAGTTTTCCTGAGTTCGGATATTACCGTTGGTCAAAATACAATGGGCGCACAGCCTATAAACATGACAACTCGACAGACGTATCAAAATTAATTCACTCATGGCAGGCGCGGCTACCAAAAGGTGCCTACCCATTTTTAAGTCATGGAACCGCTGGGATTTGCATAGCAGCGGCAAAGATAAAAAAACCAATTACCGTGTTGGGTTGTGACTCACTTAAATCGGGAGATCCGGACCCCAGGAGGTATCACAACAACCAGCGCCAAAAGAAAATATGCCATTCGTTTGATTGTGAGCGCAAGTTAGTTGACGAAATGGCAAAAGAATACGCAGTGAGCATAGAATTTAAATGATAGCACATAGATGTAATAAATGTCTCTGGTGGGACAACGAGCATATAAGTGTGGGGGCTATTCCTGAAACACCGGAAAAACCTGATCCTGGGTTCTGCCGAAAGAAAAGACCAAATCCTATGTTGTTTAAGGAACACCACTTTGGGGTACAGCCGGTCATGGACGCTGCGGAATTTTGTGGTGAATTTAAGGAGGATGTATAGTGGGTTGTCCCAGCTTTGTAATTATAGAGAACACCTTAACCTTCAGCATCACAACGCACGATCCTGATACGGGGGTTCTTACTGACGCTGACGCAGTACCGGACTACTGGATTTACGAAGACGAAACGGGTGTCAGCATTAACGCAACCACCCCTCTTGCTGATGTTATGGCGAAGTTAGACGATGTCCACACAACGGGCATGTATTCCGAAACAATCACTTGTAGCGCAGCCAACGGGTATGAGCATGGCAAGACTTACACTATATACATTGAAGCTACTGTTGATGGGGATATGGGTGGTATTACGTTTGCGTTTACAGCGTACACGACACTTCCCGCTGACATCCTTGCTATTTCGACCTCTACCGATGCCGCTGACAAGTTAGAGGCGAGTGCCGAAACCATTGTAACTGGTACGGTTAGTTGGGATAACACAAATGCGACAACCACCGTGTTTTATTCTGACGACATAACAGAAGCCACAGCAGACCATTTTAACGGCAGGATTGTGATATTCACATCGGGAGATTTAACACAGCAGGCAACTGATATTTTAGATTACGAGCTTGACACAGGTGAGGGCAAGTTCACGGTCACGACTTTAACTGAAGCTCCGGCTGATAACGTGACGTTTGTGATTGTATGAGAACAAGACTTACACTTTCAGCAACACCGGGAAGACCGTATAAGGGGTTTGTTGTTAAAACACAGGCTCCCGTTATATGTCCAACGATCTTACTTGGATTACATGACGGAAAACTTTACTTTCGAATAGGTAAATCAGTAATAGTCCTATAAACATGGAGCAGGATGATAGACTTCACAGCGAAGTTAGAGAACATATTCAACTTCCGACACCACCCGATAGCGAAGGAGTATCTGGACTCTCGCGCGAACATTCGGATGATAATCAAGGGCAATCAGGGTGGCGGTACGGCAACCGCCATGCTCGACGCCGCTATGAGAGTCCTGGGAGTTCACACAGATGACGAGAAGAACAGGTTAAGCGGAAAGCCCATTAGGTTCGTGTCTAAGGTACAGCCACTTGACCATGATGATGAGCAAAATCAGCAGTTTGTAGAGTTTAGAAGGTTAATACCACCTGAGTTGTGGGCGAAGAAACTCACGGCACGAAGCAAGATAGGCAAGATTAATCGGTTAGTCGGTGGTACGGTAGACGTTGAGTTCATGGGGTCAACCCAAGAGATAGACGCTTTTATGTCTGTCCAGAGGGGAGCGTACTATCAGGACGAGGAAATTGAAAGGCTGAAGTGGGACGAGTGCCAGATGAGACTTGTTTCTTCTCTGTCTGCCGGGTTCTACGCTGACACAACTTTGAGTATGACCGCTGTAAAGGGCATGGATTGGACTTATGACTCTTTATGGCGCAGGGCGAGAAGGATATACCGGAGCAAGATAATCTGTGACAAGTACGGGTATCAGCCAATAGAAGAAAAAAACATTGACAGTGGAATAGAGGCTTTTTGCTGGGCGACAGACGACAACCCGGTGATGACCAAAGAAGCGATTGACAACCTATTCTACGATGTTGATGACGACGAGACAATGGCACTAAGAAGGTACGCTGTGTTTCGTCAGGTTTCGGGCAGGATATACAAAGCGTTTGAGGACAAAATTCATGTTGTGCCGTTTGACAAGATATTCGATCCGACTGTGTTTAGAAATTACTGGCATTACAGGATATTAGATTATCACCCGTCTAAGCCCTGGTACACGACCTTTATCGCTGTCTCACCTACGCATGAATGGTTTATATGGAATGAGATGAAGTCTGACCACGACAAGAAGACCATACAGGAGTTGAGGGACGATATTAAGGCTGAGTCATTACTTGATGAGGACGATGAGTATAACAGAAAGACATTGATAGATCCCTTGTCCAAGGTGTCAAAGGTGAAGTCTTCTCCATCGGTGTTTGACGAATTGAGCATGGGTGATTTGGGGTTGAGAAGGTGCCAGAGTGCGGATACCAAAGACGGTAAGTCAGACAGCAGCCATAGGTCGATGATAAAGACGCGACTAAAGAACTCGGTTGTTTGTCAAGTACCTGGGAATAATTACTTCCCGAACCTGCCACCTGATATTAGGTTTGGGCATTATAAACCGACTTTATGGTTTCTGGATAATTGCAAGGGGCATATAGAGCATTTCAAGTCGTGGCGCTATGTTGATTACAAACAGGAGCACGTTAAAGCCACAAGGACCGTGAAAAAGGAAAGCCAGAAATGGAGCGATTATTGCCGTAACGTGGAGTTTTTGGGCGCACTGAACCCTGTGTTTTATGAGAGGGTGGAAAACGCTAACTGGAATAAATCGAAACTGTTTCAAGGCCGGAGAGCTTAATGGCAAATAAAAAGTTTAATAAAAAGAAGCGCGGAAGACCGTCAAAGAAGTCAGACTCTACGATTCCAGAGAAAATTCAAGACGTTATGGTTAAGGACTTGGATGACGATTTCTTCATAGCCGAACAGAACATGGATGAAGTCAACAAGAACTTTGACGAATACTATGACATGATCCACTGTGTTAGGAAGAACAACGAAAACGAGTGGGAATCTTCTGTTGCGCTTCCAGAGTTTATATCACGGCTCCTGACTCAGATAGGGAACTTCGTAGCGAAGTATTTTGCAAGCCGGGACTATGTGGAAACTGACGAGGACGACGGAGATCCCAAGACGTTAGCACAGTCTAAAGTTGCAAAGAACCTGCTGAACGCTATCTTAAACGACAGCGAATCTTACTATTTCCAGAAGATAGTCAGGCTTTTAATGTTCACCTGGCCTACGGGCTGGGGGGTAATTAAGGGCGGGTATGAACAGAAGTTAGAAAAGTACATATCAGGCTATAAGAGTAGAATGGAGTCTATGGTAGACGAGGAAGGAAACTTCCTTGCCGAAGACGGAAGTGTGTACGAGGACACCTACCTACAGAAGCCAGGATACAACAAAATTGAGGAACCCATAGAGGATATAAGGGTACTAAAAGATCGTCCAGTGTTCGACGTATACCCGAACCAGAACGTGTATTTCTCACCGGAGTACACCTACTCACTGAACGATAAACAGTATGTCGTGTTTGAGAACGACTCTATGACCCTTGACGACCTGGAGAAGTCTGAAACGGACGATTATTTTAACCTGCATCTTTTGAAAGAGGAGAGTAAATCTGTACCTGTTCAAGGAGAGGGGGATAAGACATGGAACAAAGACGGAAAGTTCAATCCGATACCGAACCCGCCGTCACCGAAGTTTCGGGTTCTGGAGTGGTGGAGAAAGTACCCTGTAGTTGTGAAAGAGCGCGACGAAGCTGGAAACGTAGTAGACTACGAGGAAGGAATAGACGCAGATGGCGAAATGAAAGAAAACGCCGAATTAGTAGAGTGCAAAATCACAACTGCTGCAAGGATAGGAATTGCGGAAAAGTCCACGACCCTGATAGGGTTTGAGGTTTCACGGCACAGCCGCAGACCGATGGCAAGGTTTACCTGTTATATTGATGCCTTAAACGATTCTGGATTTGGTGACGGTGAGTTGACGGCGCAGCTTTCGTCTTCGATAGACGACAATTTTAATTTAGGTAACTTCCGAACCAAGTTAGCCACGACCCCTGCGTTCAAGGTTAAGAGGTTCTCCGGTGTTCCTGACAAGATTAGAGTCGCCCCAGAAGAAGGTATTCAGGTTGAGAACATGGACGACCTTCAGGAACTCGATATAAAGGACAATATCAACGGCGCAATGGCTCAAAACGGCATGTTGTCGTCCAGGATGGACTCTGCTATGGCTACGTCTGCTCAGACAATGGGCGGTAGTCCTGACAGGGCAGAAACAGCAACACAGGCGGGTATTATAAGCCAGAGGGCTGAAGTTAGAATCAGTATGAAGTCCACGATGTTAGAGTTTGTGGGATTTACAGAGTTCTACCAGATGCTTCTGACATTGTGTAACGATTTTATGTTACCGCAGACGCTTGAGAAATTGGTGGGGGAACAGGCGTACTTATACAATCCTGGTTTGACGACAAGGTTCAGGCCAGTTTCTCAGTCATTAGAGACAGAGGAATCCAAGAATTACAAGATGAAGATCATACCGCAACTCATGGGTATGGTTGCACAGGTTCCAAATCCCAAGACCCCGATGGTGCTGAATTATTTGATCGGCATGTTTCTTGAGGCATTGGGGAAAAACTGGAAGCATTTCAAGAAGTTTTCGTTTTCGGAGGACGCAGAATTAAATCTTTTATATCAGTTAGTTACTGGTGGTTCCATGCCTCAACAGCAACCGCAGCAAGCTGGTGGCGGTGGCCCGTCGAATCAGAATGGAATCCAACAGTCAACTCCTGAACAACAGGTGAGGGGAGCACAACAACAATGACACATGATGAATTAGAAGCGTACATAAACAATTTTGCTCCAAATCAGCGGGAGCATGTTGCCAAGCAGATTATAGATTCAGAGCTTTTGCGTAAGGCGTTTGAGACTTCCGAGGGTAAGAATATTTTAAACAGCGCCGTGGATCTTATTTCGCAGAATGTAATGCTCATTGTGGGTAATTGCGATGGTGGAATTGCTGGGCATGAACAGGTTATGAAGTCGGCACATTTGATTAACACAACCTATAAACTCATGGCTGATTGGGCCAAGATTTTAATTCGTGGTGCAGAGCACCGTGAAAAGGCAGAAAAAATAAAATAAAAAGGAGATCGAGATGGAAGACGAAGTTGTCGATACTACAGAGACTCCCGCAGAGAGCGCAGAGCCAACGGAGCCGACAGACGAGCAAACTGAGGTAACTGAGGAAGTTCAAGAAGAAGTACAGGAAGAAACCCCCGGTTACATAACCGCCGAACAGTTACAGGAATCTCTTGCCAAACAAGACTCCAGTTTCAGGTCGTGGTTAGGCAGGCGGGACAAGGAAACGCTAAATCGACTCAGCGAGGTAATTGACCAGAAGTTGTCAAGGCCAGAAACCCCTGACGAGATTAGCTCACGGTTATTGGAGAACCCAAGGGACGTAATACGCTCAGAGTTCAAGGCTATGCAGAATGAGGAAACCCAACAGCACACAGTCCATTTAAACAGTACAATGGACAGTATTGGTATGCTCATGGAAGCTGACCCCTTGTATACTGACAAAGCTCT